GAGAATATGGAAATGAAAAACAACTAAACTATAAACAACTCAAGGAGAAAAGATAAAAGATTTGAAAATTTATTCTTGATTAAATAAAATAATATTTGTGTGAATATTAGTATTATAAAGGATAAAAGATATTTACGTGTTTTGTAAAAATAATAAGAAAATAAAAACAGTGTTTCAAATATTTGTGTTTTAAAGGCTAAATACTGCAAAGCAGGTATAAAACTGTCATTTATATAAGGTACAAAGACAGATTGGAATTTAGGTATTACGTTCTGGACTAAGTAAGTTCCGTAGGTACGAATTAGTCCGAGCAAAAAATCAATAACAATCGTTAAAAAGTCTGCAAGAAGATTTAAAAGACTATTAAAAATAAAAGTGACAAAACCAGTGGTAGCTGCTGCGGATGGTGCATAATCAACGTGATATTGTGGTATGTAAAGATCGTTCGAATAACCTCTGAAATAAGAATAGTTACACATAAATGCGTTTAAACCAGTAGGTATAGCAGACAACATATCACAAGATGGTATATTGTTAGGTATTTCATATACATCATTAGAATAATAGAGTGGATTGTAACTCAAATTATATGAATAACTAACTTCAAGATATGCGGCTGCATTTAAAAGTTGGTAAAGAGTGTCATAACACACTAAACAATAAGAATCGAACGTCTGTGCATAGCTACTAAGAGTTAGAGTAGTCTGGTCTTTAATAATAAAAACATAATGTTTATGAGGATTTTGTGCGATATCTGTGCACAATGACGACGTAATACAATATGACGTTTTTAACCATTCTCTTTTCACAAGTATCCATGGTATAGCGACAACTTTAATAGTGTATCCAACACCATGATAAGAGACAGTGAGTGGAGAATGGATAACCTCATAATTAGGATGGGTTTTCGTAATACCGACACTACCAAATGGCGTGCTCCCATTTGACACTGGTATACACACACCCCAGTTCTTACCCCACCAGTTATGGCCAGTACTAAAATATTGTACTGTACCACAAAAGGTCGGTAAAGAACAGTCGGCAGGTGACAACCAAGTAGTTTCCATGTAAGCTACACATTTGTGCAAAGTCGCTAAATCAAAATAACCATAATCATAATACATAGACGAAGATGATAAAATTTCGTCCTCAATGTATTGTGCAGTTTCAAGATATAGTTGCTGCACAGCGGGTGAATTAGTATAATTTCTACATTTGGTGTTAGGTATTTGGTTAAGCAGACAATAAGAATTTAAAGAAAAATACATCAATGTAAGATTGTTGTATTGAGCATTTACTCGGGTAAAGTTCGTCTCAACGTAACCATTGATTAAATAAGGGAATAAGTGAAGGATTAGAAATAAAAATACAAAAATGGTTAAAAAGTTCATGTTAATCTTCGCAAATGAAGCACTTGTAATACTCAGAACCGTCTATTAAGTAAATGGATGGACAACGGATATTTCTACGACGGTACCAGAAGTGAACGAATTCCGATGGTGATAATTCTGGTTTATACCAAGACTCGTCCGTGCAATAACTACAATTGAGTAAACAAGGGAAAAAGTCTGAAGTATTGTGATGTAAATACTCTCTATTAGAGATTTCAGAATTGGAAAAGTTTACCATAAGAAAAATTAAGAAGAATATAAACAAGACGACAAATACGTTGATCATTATGAACAAGAAATAAATAAACTAAAATAAAATTGTAATTAAATAAATGTATAATATAAATAAAGAAAATAATAATAATAAACTACAATCAATCAAATTTAGGTGACACGTCCGTTACGGGATACAGTTTTGTTCCAGGTTTCTGAACAAACATTTCGAATATAGTGTCTGAATGTATGACGCTGTACAAATATTTATGTACGTTCTGTGGTAAATTTGGGTACCGATCATGGACGAAGAAATTTAGTGCGTTGTCGATCATGGGATTTGCATAACATTTGGTTAAATCGCGCAAGCTGGTTACATATTCAGATAGATGTTTAAAGTTCCGAATGTCACTACGACCTAACTTGACCAAAAGTTTAGCAGGATCAGGTACGACGAAGCAACCTGCGTCAGTAATGATAATAAATTTAGAGCAAAAATAAGTGGAATGATAAGATAGTAACTTTGATTCGATGTTAAATAAGGTTGAACAAATATGACTTTTGTCAACAACAGGTGTATTGAAAAATAAAAGCGAGTCGTCACCAGCAAACAAACCCAAAGCACAGTCTTTCATGTCATAAAGAACGGCCATAATAGCCATCAAAACGGTGGTGTTACCAAAAAAGGTAGCAGCATCGCCAGATTTTCTCTGATAATTCAGACGTGCCTTGACTTTGTTCTGAGGATCATAAATAGATGATGTTTCATGCATATCGCGCCATAGATCGCAAAGATCGCTATCTAAGCCGAGAAATGCGAATAATCTCAACTCGAATTCTAGGCAAATTTCGCCTTGACTTTTGTCATATTTGCTCATATCCACTTCAAGAGCGTAGGTGTCAATCAAACGACTAAAGTAGTAATCCATTTTTGACTGAAGTTGTTCAAGGGTCATACCGGTGTAGATGATAAATCGGGGACATAATATAGATAAAAATCTGTCACGCAGTTCACGCATTATCGGGCAAAATAAAAGATTGAAGTATGCTCCTTGGTACATTATAGTTTGTAGTGGTGGTATACTTAGTACGGCGGTGTCAGTTAGTACGGGTTTTGCTGTACGCTTGACACTTACGTTGTAGGCATTAACCCTTTTCATAAATAGCGGAACAACGTC